CATCGGGAGTCGCTGCCCAGCCTGTGGTTTGCAGCCAGATACTGCCATCGGTCGGGGATTGGTTGTTGGTCAGCCCCCCGAAGTCATAAAAAGACATCCGACCACGACCGGCAATCGGGAGAATAGCGGCCCCCGGACCGGCCCCTGCAGCAAGCCCCCAGGAAAGAATAATCTCCAGATTTGCCCCAATCGAGTAGTCAATATGCTCGATCTTCAGCAAAGGGAAAGGTAGAGACTGGAAAATATGCATCATGTTTGCAGGAATTGCCACCTGCACCGGAGCTACATCTGACGTATCGAGAACTCCAGTAATCTTTACCACTGCATTACGAGGGCCGTCGATGATCGTTTGGATGGTTACTGAATTTGCCATGACGGCCTCTTAATTAGTTGGGGGTGACTTCTTGGACGGCCACGAAGAAGTTGACAGTCAAGACGCGGGCCACGGCAGTGGTCGGGATTGCCCCTTGAGATGTGTAAAGAGCTGCTGTCGGCAGGAAAAGCCCGGTGAGGGCGCCATTGAGCTGGTTGTAAGCTGCGACAACCGGGCCATTAGCTACCGTGCCGATGGGGGTGGAAGGGACAGTGCCGGTGATGGGTTCCGCCCCAGTTGTCGGATTGTAATAACCGAAGACATTACCGAGGGTGTCGATTTCAATTCCGAGTTCGACGGAAGTTCCAGCAACGAGAGCTAGGTTTGCTGGGAACGGGACTGTGGTGGTGCCAGAACCATTCTTGACAATCAGAGACAGAGCGCCGGTCGTTACGGTCGACTGGATGTAGACACCTTGGGGGCTGGAGGCTGCCGAAGCGACGAAGCCCACTTGCAAAGTCCCCAAGAGAGAGTCGATCGACCCTTGCCACTTGAAGAACATCCGTCCGAGGTTGTTGGCGACTGTGGGGACTTGGAAAACGGCTTGGGTAGTGGCATAGGCTCCGAGAGTATTAGCCGCCGCGCCGGTCGTGAGGGTAGCGGAACCACCAACACCGGTTGCGGTAGCCATTACAGCAGAACCTCCCGCCGTGAGAGCGGTCAGATCGCCATTGTTGATGTATTCGAGAGCGATAACGCGGGCCCAGGTCGGATCGGGGACTCCCGAATTACCCATGGTCTGACGATAGGCGGCATTGGTGAAGCCGTAGGGCATTCTAGTCGTGCGTGAGAGTTTTGCAGGCATGCTGTTCTCCAAATAAGGAAGGGGAGCTGTCGAGAGTGTAGCCTAGGGCTAACTTCAATAGCTCCCCTGAGGGGTAGTTTCCTACCGGGATTACAAATTAGTAATCACGGGGGAAAATTAGGCTGCGTTGCTGCCGAACAGACCACGCGGATTAGCCCACAGGAAGGTATAACGTTCGTAGGCACCTACTTTGTAGTTCCGGGTATCTGCGTCATTGTCTTCCCAGATCTCCAACGGCTCACGCTCTTGCCAGATCATGCCATCTTGAATGCCGGTGGTGATGAACCACGGATCGGCTGCCGTCAGGTACGGATTGCTGACACGACCGCCGGACAAATACCCTTCGGTATTGATCGGGTTGATATCGTTGTTGTTGTTTCCGACAGCCTTGGCGGTTTTCAAAATCCGATCAGCATTCATGATGTTGTTCGGATGGACAATCAGCTTGTCCCCAGACAACGGCTCGATATACCCGCGATCGTCTTTCGACTGCATCATCAAGATCAGCATGTCTTCAACAGCTGCTTGCGAAAGCGCCGCATCGATAGCCATCTTATTCTGCCAGGTGCCTGCCGAGAAGTTCGGATGGGCCGTGTTCAGCAGGGAAACCCCATCACCGCCAAGATATGCGGAGTTGAAGGCCCGATTGAACACATTCGTGGCATTGATGTTTTTCGTTTCACGGAAGGCCCGACGAAGGCGCTCAACACGGCCCTGGGTCAGCTTCACGTAGAGGTTATCCTTCAACTCTTCGTGAGTGACAATGATCCCCAGACCGTACGCTACGTTCGTGCCACGGGTGATGAAACCCTGTTGCATCGTGTCGTAGCTGATTGGCTGGCTTTCCGGCTTGAACACCGCAAGGCCCAGGCCAACGCTCTGCACGTACTCTTCGTAGTTCTTATCCGATTCGTACTTGCGGAACATCATGGGGGCAAACTCCGGGGCACCCGGAGCTGCCGAATCCCACCAGCTTTTTACCCCTTCCCATAGTCCCTTGGGGTAGGAGCCTGTATTGACAATACCTGGCATGGTAATTCTCCTTAATTAGCGATTACGAATTAAACGCCGGCAGTGTTGCCTTGGAATTCGTGTTGGTTGAAGATCACATCCCAGGTCGCATTAGCGCCGAACGCGTTATTCGGAATCTGGGAGAGGCCGAAGAGCTTGACGGTTAGCGCAGCGGTGGTTGCGAAGGAACTCGACAGGAGAACCGTTGCGGAGTTCTGCGAAGGGGCCGTTGGGTTGGTCACAGTGAAGGATGCATTGAGGCCCACACTTGCCGCGACCAGGTTGGCCGTGGTGATGCCGTCATCCTGGATCTGGAAAACCACCTTCGGATCGTCCACCACCAGCACGTAGTATGCTTTGGTTTTCGTAGCCGGGATGTTCTGGATCGTCAGGTCGATGTTCGTGCCGACCAGCGAAGGGTTGTTCGGGTTTGCTGTGAGGCAACCGATCACCACGCCACGAACCACGCCCGTACCTGTGGTGTTCTTCGTGACTGCCGGAATACCGTTGGCATCAGCACCAACTGCGGCCGTCAGCACGACATCGCCAGGATTATACTGGTTAGTATCAGAAGCAGGGATGTAATACATGTTCCCGCCTCCGCTCCACGCTGCGCCATTCATATAGCGAGCGGGAACGAAGCCACGGGGTTGGGTAAAATTCGCCATCATGGTCTCCCTAGAAGTTAGGGTTTGTTGAGAGGGGCCGACCCAGCCCCAAGTTGCGGATTACTCGCTAGAACGACCGCGCTCTTTTGCGGCTTGCCCCAGCTCGTATTCTCTCTTGTAGCCAGTATCGATTTCAGTTCTCAGATTCCTGAGGCTGCGGAGGCCAGCGCGTTGGTCTGGATCTTCTGCCTGCCTGCGGATGTCTGCGTCCCACTTATCTGCAGCCCGATACCGGCGCGATTCGATTTCAGCCCAAAGATCCTCAGGACACTTCAACAGGTAAGCCCGAAGAGCCTGCCCATCGCTGCGAGTCCCTTTCACGAATCGGGAAATCACACTGCTAATTTCCTCATCCGGGACGATCTTTGCTTGCCTTGCATATAACTCGTCTTGTGTGACGAAATCAAAACCTTGATGAAGCTTGTGTTCGATTGCTCCGTCCTCGTCGTTGACCCAAGCCAACTTGTGGCCGGGGATTTCTCCGTGAACGTGCAACTGGAGGGTGAGACCTCCCAAATCATTCTCCCGCTCGCGGGGGGCTGTGCCATCCTCTCGGGATTCCCGGAGAGAGCGGCCTTGGCGACGGGCTTGTAAGAGTCGGTTGGTGTCCGTGTCGGGGGATTTTTGGAATGCCCCGGCTGCGGTCTTGGTTTCATTATCCACGAGAATACCTCAAAGAGAAAGGAAAGGAGAAGTGCTGAGAAAGGGGGAGTTACTTTTTCTTTTCAGCGGTTCGATGGATGTGGGGGGAGTCGTCGAAATAGTTCTTGAGGAAAGTCGCTTCGGTTGTCCAGCCCTGGCGAATGCCTACCTTCATCAATTCTCGGTCGGCTTCAGGCAGATCATTGACCGTGTACTTTTGGCCCCCAGAACCACCACCGCCACCAGATTCCGTCATATTCCCTCGTCGTGTCGGATCGCTCCGGCCTTCATCAAACTTTAATGGGAAGGCTTCTTTCATCTTCTCTGTGATGAGGTCGAGGAAGGGCCGACCGCGTTTGGTTTCTCCATTAGCCATCAACTCATTGGCAAGAGCAAAGCCATATTCACGCATAGGGCGAGATTCGCGGAACCAGCTATTGCCATCTTCGATCCAGGCTGTGACCGTGGGGTCACTGGTGGTTCCGTCCTCATTGACTACCGGAGGGCGGTTGGCTGCTTGAGGATCTTTAGATTGCTTGGTGTCTTCAATCTGCTTTTTGACGTTCGCTCGTTCGTCTGTGAGGATTTCAATGCGGTCGTCAAGAGCATCAGCAGTGGCATCATCGCCGTCCCGAATAGCTGCGCGTTGCTGGTTCTTGAGGTCGCGGAGCAGGGAGCCGATTTCAGCATCTCGGGACTCGATTTGCCGCTGTTGAAATTCGGAGAATTGTTTTGCGGTGCCCTTAAATTCAGCAAGTTCCCGTTTGACTTGAGCAAGCTCGTCCTGCAGTCGGTTGTTGTAGCGAGCACCATCTGCCAGGAAGGTTGCAGCGTCCTTCCAACCACCTTCAGGGCCTTTGTACTTGTGCTTCGGCTGCCAGCCCTTGCGGGAGGCTTCGAGTTCCTGCTCGCGGGCAACTGCGGTATCGTGGTCGGAACCTCCACCACCCTCCCCACCCTCCCCGGTCTGTTCTTCGTGCAGTTGGCGGAATAATTTTCTCAAAGCAAGGCTCATTGCTATAACTCCAGTAGTGGAAATTCTATTTAGTGTAGACCTTTAAGATTCCGAAGAACACCTTCGATCTGCTCTATGGACTTTTCAACATGACGTTCTCCAGTGGGGGCACCACGGCGAAGTTCATACAATCGTTCTACTTGCCGTTGGATAAGTTCTATCCGGGACTCATTTGTTATTTTCATTCTATGAATATCCGCGACAGCATGTAAAATTTCTGTGGCACTTTTGATGTCATTTGTATTTTGTGAAACT